CACGGACGAATTCTCGAGCGGCGGCGCCTAGATCGCTCCAGTGTCGGGTGTCGTTGCCTTTAGACTTAGTCTCATTACAAAGGCTGAAATTATAGTAGGGTATTGCCTCGAATGCATCCCCGGTGAGTAGGAAGTTGACAGAATTAATCTGCAGCCAACGTTTAGCGTAGTAACATTTGCCGACACTGGGGGAGAGACCCGCTTGCGCGGATATCCCCTCCCAGTTAAGCTTCTGCTTTTCGCTAAACTTCATGACGCAGTCGTCGCCATTCACCAGGATCGGCATGTCTCGGAGACGGCCCGAACCCCACTGACCCATTTCGAAAGAAAGTTTACAAATCGCCGCATTTACGATACAGAGAATTGGAAAGCTAAGGGGAGAACCCATCAGCTGCCCATTCCATTGATCAACGGTGACTTTCTTAACTTCTTCCTTCCAAGTTCCATTTATTTTAAACTTTTTGCCCGTTTTCTCAGTATACTCGATCTTATGTCCAACCAGGCTTTTTGAGGCCAAGCGACGATACTGAGGAGGGACACCCGTGATTTTACAAATATAATTCAGAGCCGAGCGGGAGAACCGCTGTCTTAGGTTATCGGTCGCAGCAGAGTAGTCCCCACTCAACCAGGCCCCCACCCCACGTTCAGAACGGGGAAGGAGGAAGTTGCTGAGAAGCTCCGCCGTAACCGGGGTACCTATAAGCTGAAACGTTGGATGATCTTTCAGCGTTCTCCACATAAACTTTTGAAGGCTCATACACAAAAAATACTCAAGGGAGGGACCCGCCGTCACAGTACGAACCTTAAGAGGTTCCAAGATAAATGACGGTCGACAGGTGAAATTCCGGGCAGAGTTCAGGTAGAGATCTTCGATCGGGTTAACAAGCTCAAGACCTCGAGTAACAATCACCCCCACATGGGGATGGTAGTCCATCGAGTGCAGCTCAGTCCCTGATCGGAAAGAGACGTAGTCTCGGAGGAACCAAGCAGCTCCTCCGAACTTTCTCTTCATATCGTAATGTCCTGATATACTCGGAAACGGATCCGACTCCGTAAAGCGTCGGCCCCCAAAGACCTCTTCAACCACTTCTTCTATCGTTGCCTCAATCGAGAGGTCGGACACGAAGTCCGATGGCGGAGACTGGAGTCTCGGCCACATTTCGGGATAGAAAGTGGTGATTGGTCTCAAATCCTTTTTAGATGTTATCGCTTTTTTATGCTTCAATTGAGTCTGTTCAACAGCTGATTCGGACGGGGCTGGTGAC